GTCTATCAAAATTTATGGTTATGTTATTACCCAAATAATCCTGAACAATTTCGCTTTCAGTTCCCACAGTTTCAATGCCCATATCTAAATTATTTAAAATAATATTAGCAATATCTGTATCGCTACCCCCGCTCACAACTGCACTCACCTCTCCCTTAACCAAGCTACCGTCAGTATTTAAATCAAAGACTCTAGCGTCAGATATATTTTCGTTTTCAAGTAATTGTTTAGCCATTCGCTCAACGCCCGACAAACCGTTACCAGTTCTAACCTCTTTTAAATCCGTTCGATAATTAAAATCACTTTGTTGTGAAACCCCCTCACTAAAATTAGTTATTTCAATGTCGGTTATATCGGGATTGCTTATAACAGGTGATAATTTTTGCCCGACAACCAAATCTATTTCGTAAAAATCAACACTTAACATAGTAATATTTTGCGGGCTAGAATTTATAAAGTAATTTTGGTCTGCTTCAAATATTTTAGTTGGGTCGCTTACTAGTGCAAATTGTGTTCCCGCTATTATTGTGTAAGGCGTAAAACCGCCAACACTTGAAATATCCGTTTGTATCGTAGTGGGAATAAATGCTTGTCTTTCCAGTCCTATTAATTTTCCTGATACTCTATCCAAATCAATACCTGCGGCACTATCCAAATCACCCGAGTTATAAACTTTTTGAGTGTCTTTTTGTAAATTATCAACACTTTGTGATAAAGACAATATTATTTGCCCAAGAGGGCTTTCATTTGTGGTATTGATACCGACAAAGTTATTTTCAAAAATTGTTCTTAAATCTTCAATTATTTCTTCGTCTGTTAAAAGTTCATATCCGTTTTGTGTTATTCTAGACATTGATATTTATCTCCACATTTTCGTTTAAATATTCTATTTCTAAGGTAATTTTTAAGTTATTTTGAAATTGTTCTATTTCAATGGCGTTAACTCTTTGCACGCCGTCTATATCTATAATATTTCTAGTCAGTTCGGCAATTCTATCGCTACTCGAAGTTTTGATATTAAATAAAATATTTTCAAAGTCTACGCCTCTTTGAACATCCTGTATATCTTCGGTAATTATGGTTAGCAATCTCTCTGTAACAGCCAAAGAAATAAACTCTCTATCATTTTGGGTAAAGATAAAATTGCCATTTTCTATTTTTAATAAGTTATTTTCAGATATAATTTCTTTCATTATGCTAATACCTTATCTGCTCCCTCTGATATTGTCGCTATGCCTGTTAATGCCCCGCCAGTGCTATCTTTTAGTAACGAAGTATCTATTGCATCGCCTACCCTAGCAACCTTTGCACTACCGCCATTTAAGATAATATTACCGCTACTGTCTAACTCCACTTTCCCGGTATCATTTTGAATAGTTAAATTTTCAGGCGTATCGGGTCTTTGTGTTGTAAATATACCGCCAAAATAAATGCAATTATCCACATCCAAATTAACTTTATAAACCTTTTCACCTGTTTTAAATTGCTGTAAACTTTTTGTACTGAAAATCAAATACCCTTTATCGCCAACTGTAATAGGTAGCCAAATAAAAGATTTTCCGCCTATTATAGATACTATAGGCACATCCAAAATATCGGGAAAGGCAAAATCTTGGGTATCATTTGTTAAAATCTTACACTCAACACGCATATTTTCAGTATCAATAGCAAGAACTTCGCAAGGGTACATCGTATTAAGTACCGACATTTTTCGCTCTACCATTCTTTCTAAAGTTTTTATGTCGTCAAAAGTTTTCATTGTGCAATTCTCCTACCCTCACGATTATAAGCCTTTATTGACATTTTAAAATCTTCGCCTCTAGTGTCTAGGGCATAATCAATATCCTCAACATTAAAAACTATGCCCTCAATATTCCTTAATTTTTCTTGCAATAAATCTCCTACAAAAATCTTTTTTCCGTCATCTTGTTGAAATCGTATATACTTATTTACAAGTTTTATTTTTTTTCCTATCAATACATTATTATTAAGCATGTTGTCAAATTGTAATTGAAAATCTAAATTTGTATACACTGGAATACTTAACAGTCCTTCGTTAGGGCTTAATTCTATGAAGTCTTTATTTTCGCTAAAGTTTAAATCTTTTTCTTGAAAAATTATTTTATCTGTTTGTAGAAAATAATTAAAGTTAAATATTTTCCTTAATGTATCTAGTTTATAAAACAAATTCCCTCTTAAAGATTTGTTTGTTACATTTAAATCTGCCCCGAAGTTATTTTCAAAAGAGGAACTATAGCCACTGTCAGTGCAAAGTTCTTGTAATAAGACTTGTAAATTTTTAGAACGCACGCTTATCGGCTCAACATTTATATTCAATCCGTTGCTCAAAAAATATATTTCGGTTATCAAATCAGTTCCAACTCTTAACGGCAAAACAAAACTTTTTCTAGCATTTACAATTAAGCCGTTTCCCTTATTAACATAACCTGCATAAATTTTAACATCATAATCAAATTCTTGTAATTTTCTTATATTGTCTTGTTTTAAATTATATAGCGTAATTTTACCGCTTGTATAAAAATTTCTTTGCAAGCTACACTCTACCGCCATTCTAATAGAGTTACCGCCCTTATCGTCCCTATCCAAATTGCTAGTAAAGCTTAAATCGCCTAATTCTGCTTTTAAATATCTTCCAAACATTATTTATGCCTCATATAATAAATACCCTAATGTTTTTCCTTCGGGGTCAGTTCTATAAATCAAACTAGAACCCAAATTTAAAAACTTAATATTGAATAATAAGTCTCCACCGTCTACTAAATTTCTACCAACAAAAATTGGGTCTTGGTCTTTAAATAAACTCATATTATAAATATTGAACTGGTCGTTATAGCTTATAACCATTTTTAAATCATTGTTATTCAAGGTTAGCGTTCCTTCTTGAGAACCAGTTGTTAAAGCGAAACCGAGTGCCATTATTTTATCCTCTTAAAAAATACTATCCGCAATTTGTCTCAAATCCATGTAGCCATTTTTCTTAACTTCGGGGTCGGCTAAATTGTTTTTGTCCGTAGCTCCAAAGGTTAATATTTCGTCCAAATCTATGTCAACTAAAAGCCCGTTATAGTTTTCCATTTCAAGTACACGATTTATTCTTACAAGTTGTAAGTTTTTATACAGTCTATCCCGAGTTATTAATTCGCATTGAAAAAAGTTTTGGTTTATGTCTACTAATTGATTATATATTTTACCCGAGCGAGTGTTACTTTCAATAGAGTTAGGGTCTAAAACCTTAAACCCTCTGCTAATTAATGCGTCCCCTATTGAGCTAAAATCTACATTTAAAAGACTTTCCTTAAACGCATTTAAGTTACTAGTATCTAAAGTTATATTGTCTAAAATGACATCTATAAAAGGCGTTAAATCACCTGCTATAATCGTAGCTCTTATTTTAATAGGGTTTCTATAAATCGTATCGGTTAAATTAGCTCCAAACTCAACTGGGTTATCTGTTTTCGTATTGCTAAATTCAAATTCTTGCCTTTGATAACCGCCTACATCCAACGCCTGTTTTTTGCCGTCATTGTCAACAAAATATAGTTTTCTAAATTTACTTAAATTTAGTTTGTCTTGAATGTATCGGCTAGTTTGTGAAAATGTAGCTAACTGTCCTGATAGAGTCATTATATTTTCCCCACAGTTTGGTTTTCAATTGCTCTTAATGTAGTTCCTATGTCGCTGGCAGAGGCAACGGATATATTATTATAATTATTTATAGTATTTCCGCCTGTACCCGCTCCGCCTGCCCCCGCTAAAGCTTGTTTTCCCATAGGGGCAGAAGTTGCCCATTGTCCTTGTGCGTCAATTAAAAACTGCATAAAATCCTGTAAACCACGAATTGCTACAGCACCACCTGCACCGACACCTGCCCCTAATAAAGTCCCTGCCCCTGGAACAATAGAACCTAAAGTTCCACCTATCAAAGCCCCACTACCAGCCGCACCTGCATATCCTAATGCTTTATTTTCAGTTTCAAGAGATTTTTTAAATCCTAAACCACCAACTGCCCCAAGCCCAAGTTTAGCTAGTACGCCTGTTCCTGCACCTGCCCCCTTACCTAATCCAGCCAGTTTGCCTCCCCCTAATAATAATGGAAGGGCTTTTAAAGCGACAAGCCCAATAGCAACCTCTTTCATATTGTCATTTAAAAAGTTTAGTGTTGGCACTAATTTATCATTTATAACACCCATTAATTTATTTATGGTCGGTAAAAACTTAACTGCAAAAATTTGTAATTGAGTTTTAAAGTTAGCAATTTGATTAGATAAAAGTTTAGCTTGCCGAATAGCACCGTCAACATTAATTCGTTTAGTTGCCTCTGTGGCTCTGCGTCTTGCTTGAATTAGTTCGTTATTTGTTTTTATTAAATAATTAAAATCGCTATCTGATAACCCTGCATCTGACAAAAACGCCCTTAACCGTTCGGGGCTTTCCTGCGCTCCCGTTCTTAAGAGCGAAGTTAGCTCATCTATGCCTGTTATGCCTTGTAATTTTTCTGCTTCTTTGCCTAGTATCATTCCTAACCCAGTTCGAAACTCACCTTTAAGCTGTAAATCTCTAAGTAGTTCTGACATATTAGCCACATAAGCCGACCCTTCTTCTGCCGACATTTGTAAAAATTCAAATTCTTTTCTAACTCTAAAAATATATTTAGCGTCTTGCCCGAACCTTTTGGCTTGCTTATCTATTTCGATAAACTGGTTACTAAAAAGCTTTGCACCTGTAACCGCACCCGCCAAACTAGCACCAACTTTTAAACCCATACTTGCCAGTTTTCCAAGCCCTTTATTTAAACCCGAAACATCGCTTTCAATTCCTAGTTTATAAAAGAAATTACCTACATTTTCAGCCATTATTTTTCATTACCTCTTTGCGAATTTCAGCTTTTGCCTTTTGCTTTAAGCTATGGTTTTTATAAATATCTATTAAATCAAAAATATCTATAGTGCCGTCTTTTAAATCTCTATAACTTCCACCAATTTCAAAAACATAATCGTGATAAAAACCATTATATTCTTTTAAAATATTAGAAATCCGAGCAGGAAACTCTACTTTAATTTCGCCTAAATTACTCCCTGCTCGTTCATAAAATTTTGTATTTCACCAATAAAAAAAGTACATGCACTCATAGTATGTTTTAGCATTAAGGGTTTTTTATCCATATCGGATAATTTTCCTTTATCATAAAAATCTACATGTTTATCGCCTTTAACTTCTTTTATTATTATTAGTTTTTTTATGAAATTCCAACATTCGCTATAATTTATTTGAGTTAGATGTTCGCTTTCGCCCTCAACTTTCCTAAAAGAAATATGCTTTTTTATATTATCAACTATATATAATTGTTCCTGCACATCTAATGGAAAGCTAAACTCAAAATATAACTTACCGTCAGGGCTTTTGCCTTGTCTTTTTCTATCCGTTGCACTCATAATAAACTCCTTTTAAATATCAGCTACGATAACATTAGAACATTCTAATCGGTATTGTTTAGAGCTTGCTTCAGAACCAATTATATTAGCAGGAGAAACTGTTATTGTAGCTTCCCCGCTAAAAAAACTTTGCTCCAAAGGTTTATCCTTCCACGATACAGTAAGAGGCAAGCTGTAGTAAGATAAAAATCTATCTAAAACTTTTGCTACATCGCCCTTTTGTTTAACATCTATTTGCAGATATCTAGCTGTCGAAGGTGCTTGAAAACTCTCTAAACTGCCGTCCACTGCTTCCAAATTATTAACTCTTTGCTCTGTTAAGAAATTATACTCAACCGAGTTACCATTTGAAATCAAATCAGCAGTTACATCAAGCGTGGTTTGCCCTAAGATAGGGACAGGTAAAACTATTTGTATCTCTGTATCTTTTGCATTTATTGCTGCCATTTTATTCTCCTTATACCTGGACTTCTAAAGTTATTTCGAAAGAGTACACTGAATATTCAGGTAATACTTTAACTTTTACGGATAGCGTTCCCGCTATTTTTTGTGCGGCTGTAATATCGGCTAAAGGTGGCATTACAATTATATAACCGTTTTGATATGTAATACCTGTCTCTGCACCCTGCGAAACAACACCGCCAACGGCTAGTATGCCGTTTCTAACAAACCTTTGACATGAAGTGTTTAGCTGTGCCTCAACAATATTAAAACCTTGTGGGCTAAAACCTATGTTTGGGGTATTTTTTAATAGCTCGGCTAAATCAGCTGTTAACTCATAACTCATATAATCCACATTCTTTTGAATTATAAAGTCGTTTCCGTTTGCATTTCTATCATTTAACCCATACCAAAAGTTATTGGGCAATGTGGTCGTTTCTGCATAGTAATTATAATATTTGTCTATAAGTTTGCCGATATCACTATCAGCCAAACTATTAGCCACTATGCCATTTATAGATTTTTTGGCAGGAACTGAATTAGGTTTAAATGAGGTGAATTCAACATCGCATAAAAAGCCCGCTATAGCTCCGTTTAAATATTGAGCATTACCGCTTTCTAATTGAGCGAAGTTTGACACAGATTTTTCATATCCTAATGCTTTAAGTTCACTTGCCAAATCCGTTGCTACCCCGTCATCATAGGCATCTATCGCACTATATTCCCACATGCCCATGTACCAGTTAGTCGTATAATTTTCAATTGAACCTGCAAGGGTTAAAATATTGGCAGTTGTCAAATTAGTTTCGTTACAGAAAAAATACATGTCGTCCGATTTGTCTAAAATTTCTCCAAACACTGCGGCAATATCTTCGGTAGTAAAATCTATTTTTAGTACAAACATGTGTGCTGGCACGCCACCAAAAGCACCGTTGCTAAAGTAAGTAGAAGCAAATTTTGATGCCTCCGTACTACTACCCTCACCGTCAACTACAGCTTGAAAACTTGTATATTTTACAAATCTATCAATAGCCGCAGGCGGAGTTCCAACATCTACAATAAACACCGCTTTCCCAAAAGTTTTTCTAGCTAAAACTTCGGGAGATATAGCATTTACCGCTATAGTTCTTCTTATACTTTCCATTTTTTTACCTCTCTATTTCGTTTTTTAAATTTGTAACTCTGCATTGTTAACAACAACATCAACTTCCGTAATAGGGTAACCTTGCTCATTTAGGTTAATGTCATCTATGTAATCAAAAACTATCGGTAACCCTAATCTTTCTTTATACTTTGAATTCTCAATAAATGTTAAGTTTTGAATTTGCTCGTAACTCAAAATACCCAAATTATGTTTTAAAAAAGTGCTATCGTTTTTATTTATATTATTAAAAATTTTTCTCATTAAATTATCGGCATTAGTGCCATATACATTTATAAAAGAATTAACTTGATAATTTGTTTTCTCGTGAAAATCACTATCGCCAGAGTTTATATATTTTACGGTTCGAGTATAGGGAGACATACCGTCCAGTCTATATGTAACTAGGTTTTTTGGCAATCCGCTAGTTTTATAATATGTAAATATTTGCATTTCTTCTAAAATTTTAACATTCGTTTCGCTTGTTAAAATTTCTGATAAGCTATCGTTTATATATCCTAAAATTGCATTTCTCATTTTCTTTTACTCACTACGGAAACAATACTTCCTATCATTTCTCCAGTATCAATAAGAGGTTTTGAACTTCCTTTTATTAAAATTGTTGCCGGGCTATTTGACTTCCAATTTCCATTTAAAATATTATCTCTTGTATAATTTACTAATTTAAAAGCGACATTTTTTTCTAAATTTTTCTTAACTATAGCGTCAGAGTCTACATTTTCACCTAACATTTCTTCTTTGTTTTCCCGTAATGCCTTCTTAATATCTGCCGTTATTCTATTTTGATATCTACCTTGAACTGTGCTTAAAAACGGTCTTGCAGGGACGCCTCCCTCCATAGAACCATAATTTAATCTGCGGGCATAATCAGATATAAAAACTTGCTTTTTACCTTTACTTTTTTGTGCTTTTTTTTCAGGCACGCCATATTCAATAGAAAATTTATCTGCAATCATAAGTTTTTTAACATCCTCTTGCATTGCAGTTGACATTTTTTTAACTAAATTTTTAAAATTACTGCTATAAATATTATAAGCCATTATACTTCGTCCTCGTTTATATATTCTAACTCATATTTATAAAAATTATGCTCTCGGGCTACTTCACCAACTATTTTGTAATACTTATTTTGCCAAATAATTATGTCCCTTGCGTTTTTATTGTCTGCGATTTCATTGTTATAAAAATTAAGTGGTTTTTCAGTATATAAATTAGCCCTTTTTATTGTAGTTTTTTCGCTCTGCGTTCTGTTACCAATCGGTTGTATAATCTTTTTTACTAACTCAACTTTTGCACTTCTAACTTTTGTAACTTTGCCACGAACTATACTACTTGTTACGGTAATATAATAAACTTTCTCAGCTGGGTTATTAAAAAACCTGCTTTTAAGAAAATATTTTATTATATCGTTTTCTAATGGCATTTATACAATCCCCGCAAATCCCATTTTGCTTTTAAAAACTTTATAGACATTAATTAACTGTATACCCACAGATGTCGTTGATAAATATTGCTCAAATGCACCTTCTAGTTTCATTGATAAACGCTCACTTTCAAAAACCAAACTCATATCCCCCGCAGATTTACTACCTTCCGTTCTGCTTAAATCTTTAGGCGGGATAATTAAAGGCTCATTACCTTTGTAATCAGTAACATTAAAAGCGTCTAGTATACTTTCTAACAACATAATGCCGTAATATATACCATGTACTGGGTGGTCTAAGAAAAATACGATATACCCGGTATCCACATATGTCATAACTTGGTCGTAAAACTGAGATAAGAAATTAGCAGGTAACCAATCGTAAACATTTTCATACAACGGCAAAACATTAGTGCCTTTAAATGCTCCGATAACCTCATCTTTTTTATCGGCTATTAAGGCAATTATTTCGGCATCGGTTCTAAAATATTTATTGTTTGTATAGTCGGTTATTTCTCTATTGTCGCTATACATTTTTCTTAAATAATCTTCGGGAAAACCCATTTTTTTAGCCCTCTAATCTTTTTATTTCAGCTTTTATTTTTCTGCCTTCCATACTTCTTTTGTCTTCTATTGCTTTATACTGTTTTTTTAGTTTGATTAATGCCTTTTCTTCAGTAATATCTTCTGCTATTTTTGTTTCAGGTTTGGAATTAGCACTTTCTATTCGTTCTTTTTCTTCTTTTATATCTGTTTTACTAGGTACGAACTTTTTTTTGTCTTCTTTTGTAAAATCAAACCATTTGCCATACCCAAAATGGGCAACTTCAGCAAATTGTTTTTCATCTAATTGGAAAGTTTCACCTGCTTTAATATTTATACTAAACTTTGGAAATTTAATATCTCTTATTGCTATATATGTTTTTTTCATAATTTTAACCTCTATTAAAATTGTATGGGGGGCAGGGTTAACTACCCCCCAAACGCTTATATACCGTCTAAATAACCTATTGCACCACCATTTATTTCAATAAAACCAGTGGTTTGCATTGTAGCTTTCTGCGAAGTGGTATCAAACTTCACATCGGTATACAACTGCAACGGATTGGGCATACCAACGAACATATTTTGAGGCGATTTGTTCAAAAACAATGCTCTATTAACTCCGCCCGCACCTGCACCTTTTAGCTCTTTGTAATTATGAATTTTCAAACCTAGATTGGTTTCAAGATATTTCATAATTGAAAGACCGCTAAAATAGCCGGTATTTTCAAGCAACTGTCTGAGTAAACTATATTGCTTCACAGGTAATATTACATCAGTCGGAGTAAACTCGCCTTCAGCTTTTTCTGCGGTTTCTTCCATTGACGCCATAACATTTGCGAAGTCTTTATAAATGCCTATGGAATTACTGGCAGTAATTAAAGCGTCAAAAGTTCCAGTTGCACTAATGGGAGTGTTGCCTGAAGTGTTTAACGCATTTTTACCGATAACATTAGCATTTTTATCTTTCCCAAAGAAAACAATTCTATTCATTGTTTTAACAAAAGCAGTGTAAACGGCTCTTAGTAGTCGTTCTTGTATCGGTATGCCGTTTGCTATTGCTAATGCTATTTCATAAACAGATATATCTTCCGTATATGCGTTAAGTCTTTTTTTAGGATAACTGTCAGATTTTGCACCAACCGAAATAATACTATTTGGAGCAGCTTTGTCATCAGATAAAATAAACTCACCCGCTTGATTGTAGACTTTGTATATAATAGCTTCTTTTGTCGAACCTTCGCTATCCACATTAAGAATATCAAGCAACGGATAATTAGCAATTGGTTGCTCAAAAAGTCTTTGCGAAACTTGAACCAATTCCTGTTCGACATACATGGCATTATCCATTATTTTATTATCTTCAATTTTCATGCCGCCTACATCTTTGTATTTCGACAAGTCGCTAATATTTAGCGGTCGTCTGTTTTTTATATCTAGCTTTTTTGCTTCGATGCAGTCCGCAACTTGTGAAGCCAAACCTTTTATAAAATCCCTTTGGTAAGATTTTATTTTAAACATTTTAATTTCATTCATTTTTTTATAATCTCCTTATTTGAATTTGAATTGAGCAACTATAGAGCTGTCATCCAAAGTTTCAACAGCTTCTGCTGTGAAAGTTTGACTCTCACCGCCAACTGCTTTTATGATAACACCGCCAACCAAAGTAGCAGTATCACCGATTGCCAAAACTTCTCCTTCTTTGACTTGCCCCTGCACAAAACCCAAGCTTAATGGCAAACCTTGAATGGTACTCAAGGTGTCAAGCAATATTCTTGTTCCGTTTGTCAAGTCTAGAAACGACCCCGCAATAAAGTGAGTTGCGTTATCGGTTGCCAAAGTAGCTACGCCTGCCGAGTCTACAATAACAAACAATCCTGCTTCTAAAGTTGTCATTATTACAGCAGGTACGGTTTCAGTTATTGCGGCAGTTGCTTGCGTCGAACCCAAAGTAACCACGAAGTCAGTTAAAGCAAGATATTCTTTGCCTAGAATTGTGGTTATTGTAATGGTATCCGTACCGTCAGATACTGCGGTAAGCACATTAGCATTTGACTGTATTTCAGCGGCAAGTGCTGTTAGTGTATCAGCATTACTTGACGCATAAGTTATAGGGCTAATTGCTACCCCGCCTATGTTACCATTGACAACATTGTCCGCAATCAAAGCACCGCTAAATACAAGTGTTTGCACTTGCGAAACTTGCGTTATGTCTATATTTTTTATCGGCTCCAAGATTGGCTTAGCAAATCCCGCTAGAGGTGCATAAGACCCTGCTCTTAGAGATTGTTCGTTTATTTTCTTATAAATGCTCATTTTTATTTTATCTCCTTTTATTTAAACAATATCTATAAGACTATTTTTAGTCTTTTTGTCTTCGGTTTTTTTATTTTTGCTGTCGCTTTCCTTATTCAAATCCTCAACAGCTTTTAAATTCCAAGACTTCTCATTGCCTTTTTTTATAGCCAAATCTATATATGGCTGGAGGGTATCCATTATGATATCCTCGTTACCGAAGGTTTTTTTAGCTGTATCAAGCATAATTTCGCAAGGTTTATTATCAATTAAATCCTTAACTTTTAAAAACCCTACACTAACAAGCTTAATAGCATTTTGATATGTATCGCTTACTTTTTTGCCGAACTTTTTAGAGGCATCCGCATAACCTTTGTCATACGCTTTTTTTTCAGCTTCCTTCATATCTTCGCCTTCAGTTTTTTTCTTTTCTTTTTCTTTGTCGTCAGGATTATCGGATTTGTCAGATTTTTTCTTTTCATCTGCCTCTTTTTTAGATTTCTCCAAATCTTTAATTTCTTTAATGACTGCATCCTTTGTGTCCATGACGAGTTTTTCTTTTTCTTTTTCGTCCATTTCATCTCCCGAGCCGTCCTCCGACAGCTTCTTTAGAATAAATTTTTTATAACTTTCTTTTGTATCCAATACCGCACATACACTACCACATCTTCCCCGAACTCCATCGGGGGCTATTGCTAGGTGATTTACTTCGTAAATATCGTGAATAAAATCGTAAGCAAAATCATTGCTGTGTTTAATATATGCACGATAACCTAGTGAAACTTCACGCCCTTTTTTAAGCAAATCTTTGACATCTTCACTTATGGCAACAATTTCGCCCTCACAAATATTTTTATCCTCTATAAAATTAGCTTTAGTATTTCCAACCCCGCCTTTTTTGTAATATAAATCATCGCTTAAATCTGCAAAATTATTAGGGTGATTTATGAAAATTGGTATAGCTCCCAAATCATTTATTTTTTTATTTACAAAATCTACAAAACTTTTGGGCTTAAATACTCGGTAAACTTTATTGTCGCCTGTTAAGCCTAATTCGTGTCCCTGATATTCACTTATGCCGTCTCGGCATAAAACAACACGCTTTGTCTTTGCGTCATAACTGGCTACATCTTTAAAATATATTCCTTTTTTAGTCATAATTTACTCCACCACAAACTCGGTATTGCATCGACATTGCATATCCTCTTTAGGATGCGAAATTGTACCGCCGATATCACTTCTTTGCTTCCATATTCCATTTTGTGCATCTTCCAAAGTATCGGCATAGACACTAGCGTCGTCCCATTTACAATACTTGCCTTCCATAACTTTATGGTCGGGTCTTACCCGTTCATCACGGGAAGTACTCCAGATATAAAACGCAATTCCCAAATCATTTGCTCTTTTGCGTTCGAACGCACCGACAAAACTACTACTTTGGTCTCTTGCAATTAATTTAGCTCTGTTGGTATCAACTTTAAATCTGCCTTCAATTTCGCCAACTAAATTACTATAACTACCGCCATTTGCATAATTTCGTCTTACAGCAGTTCTTAACCAACTTGCCTTGTCCTCGCCATATTTTAAAATATATTCTTCGCTATTTGATTGTATTAAATTTAATAATTTTCTATCGCCGGCATATAAATGTTTAACATTAACCTCAAAACTAGCTTTAATCGAATTTCTTTCAAAATTTTTAGTAAAATGTTTATACAGTTTATTGTTAATTATGGCTACCACCTTAGGTATTTTTTTATTTATATAAACCATTTTGCCGTTAAAGTTTTTAATTTGTCCATCGGTACTTTTGGCTTTCTTTTTCTTAATATCGGTTGTTTCGTTAGGCGTAACACTAAACATTTGCAAGTCTACTGTATTTTTAAATGCTTTATTAATAGCCCTGCGATACTGGTCTATGTATCGATAGTATTCAAGTTCAATTCTAGGGCTCACATTAACGCCTTTAATATTTTTCATTTTCCTGTCCTACTAAAGCCCATTTTTTTATTTTCGTCATCTTCTTGTGGGTCTTCCTCTAAATTTTCATTAAATAATTTTTCTTGTTCTTCTACTTCTTTTTTTAGTCCTTCGTACCTATCCCCCACTATTAAATTATTTTCGTATAGATACTCAAGTGAGTTTTTATCAGTAACGGCACTCCCGATATTTATAGCATTTTCAATCATTTGTTTTTCATAGACTGATTTTTCTTCGGGTGTCATTGTTTCAATTTCGCCAAATTCAAAATCAAAGTCTATCTCTTCACCAAAAAATTTAGTCAATCCATACCTATGCGATTTGGCTATGGCAGACCTAAAATGTCTTTGATATTGTTTAGTCGTTTGAATGTCATTAGCAATATCACTTTTACCCGTCGCATTCATGCCCTGCGGACTTTGCCCGAAAACTTTTGTCAAGCTATAGCCGAAGTAGCTAACCAACCTATTTCTTGCCTGCTCGCTTAAATCCCTGTAGTTAGCCATTTCGGCGCTTAAACTTTCCAAACTACTTTTATTATCAATGGTTGCCATGCCCGTTGTGTTTATTCCCTGATTTAATAATTCTACATTCTTAAAAAAGCTTATGGCGTCTTCAGTGCTTCCCGCTAATTTAGTAAGGTATTCCTCTAATTTATAAATTAAAACACCATTTCTATAAGATAAATTTACGATAGTAGATATGATAACCTCATCTGCTATTATCGCATCAAAATTGGGAGATAAAAAAGAACCACCTTGATATTTGTAATATGGAAAGTTTTTATATTCAACTGGCAAACCATCCATAGCTATAAAAAAACTACTATCAACAGCCTTAGGGTCGTTGCTATATTTTTGCCCGAAGTTACTCTCAATTTGAACATTTCCAACACTACCGATTATAAATTGAGATACCCCGTCATATATCATGCCCGCCCCGTAATGCGGTAATGCAGAGTATAGGCGATACGGAATATGCACTAACTCCGAATTAGCTGTATACTTAAATTTATCTTTGCTATTTTGCGAATTATCATACATTAAACAAAGTCCGCCACCCTGCACAATGCAATCCCGCAACGCTTTACGCACTATTGGCTCTACATTATCCGTGTACCAAACCAAGTACTCTTCTTGTTTTTCTGCGTATTTACCTTCTAAATTTAAGTTAAAACCCTCGTTAAATATTTCGTTTATAATTAAATTGACTATCCTATTTACAAAAGCACCGCCCTGATATAAATTCTCTAAATCTTCACGCCCAATTAAAGAGCGGTCAATAATTTTGTAATTTCCCGAGTTCATTATATTTTTAGTTTGAAATGTGTTGGCAATATTAATGGCTCTTTGGCTAAATGCCCCCGATGCGACACTATTTAGATAAGTATCAACAACATCACGCACTTTATTATTATGCGTTTGGAGGTCTTTTGGTTTATTACTATTAAAAAATTTATCTCGTATACGCTTGAACATTTTCATTCCTATTAAATCCATAAAAATTTTGCATATTAGTTAATGCTTTATCTAAATTAAAACCTCTGCTGGCATAGTAGCGGTAACCTAACCTTATACCGTCCACAAATGTGTCTACAAAATCATCGTGTTTTCCGTTTGGGAAAAATAAAAGTTCGTCAATTAAAGCGTCAATATCCTTTATTTTGCTATTTATGACTATATTTCTTGGCTCATTTTGATTTACAAATGGTAAAATCTCATTTGCTCTTGCAACTTTATTGACATCCCGCTTCATATATTCTTTTATGTCATCTTCGCTAGGTACTTTAACAATTTTATTATGCCTGCGAAATCCTTGCAATAAAGTTATCCCGCTTGATTTTGGCTCAATCCAAACATAACCCATTTTGTACTGTAAATAATTAAATATAACTTTTTCTAACATTTTAGGTATGTCAATAGATAATATTTTTTCTCTAAAAACTTCGATTAAATGTAGCTTGTTTTCCAAAAGTCCCCAAACAGATAGAACTGTGTAGTCATTTATTTGCTTGTCATTATATGCGGTATCCATAGTAGCATAAATCATTTCATATTTATTTAAAATAGGCATATTGTCGGTTATGTTAAACCATTCCCGCTTGAATAAATTGCCACCGTCCATCATTGGCTCTTGCTGATATTGAGCTTGGAACATATTGTCATTTTGCTTTAACTCATTAATTCGGTTGTCGTCATACTGACTAGGTAAATTGCATTTGCCATTTTCAATTAATGGTTTTTTTAAAGTTTCAAAGTTATATTTTTCTATTAAGTACCCAGCTAAATCGTTTAATCCTAATCTTTGCTGTATGTTTATAATAGGCACATTAAAATCGTTTAATCTAGACAATAGAGTTTCATCATAATATTGCCTAGTGCGTTCTGTTAAGATTTTAGAGCTTATATCTGCCGGCTTGTTTGCGTCATCGATTATCAAACATCCACTAAATTCCTTTGCCCCTCTTATTCCCGCTCCAAATCCTGTAATGGCAGAGCCGACACTTGAGAATAAAATAACTCCGTTAAGGGGGGTTACGATTTTAGTTATGTTATATTTAGTTTTACCTGTCTCATTTTGCAGATATTCACGCCAAAAAGAATTAATTGGGCTTACTTCTTCCTCTACTCTATTAAAACTTAAATCGTACATTGCTTTATACACTGGATTTTCTAATAAATCGGATAGACTGCGGGAGATATCACTTAACAAACTTTGCGAAAAACTTGTATATATAAAATTACATCTAGGATTTTTAGCTAGATTGTATGCAATAAAGTATTTAGCTAGTGAAGTTTTGGCACTTCGGGGAGGCACATTGATGTTTAATCTTTTGGTTTCAAGTGAACTTAACTTGTCGAAATAAGCAAACAAATCCTCATGTATCGGCTCAACTATAAAGGGGGTTTTTTCTATTATCTTAAATATATACAAAAACCAGTCTTTAAAACCACGTTCAAGTAGTCTATGCCCTATATATTTTGGTTTATATTCATTTTGCATTAATCACTCTCTACCATTTTTTTAATATGTTTATCTGCTTCTTTTGTGTCTGCTTTAGATACGAAAACAACGCTCTTTGAATTCATATTAACATCGCTTTCGGTTTTATCCTTCCATTGTTTAAAATTGTTCTTTAAGTTAAATATATAACCAACTGGCTTACCGCTTTCTAAACTACCCCGCTCAACACAATATTCAATTTTAGATTTTGCCCTTTTTATAGTGCTAAAAAACTCCTTATCCTTTTTTTCGTAATTTAATAATGTAACCCTATCACAATCTAAAGCCATAGCTAGTCCGCTTACAGTATATGGTTCGGGGTTATTTAATTTAACAACACTTCCACTATTTTTATCAAATACTTCTACTATTCTCCCATCACATTTTTTAAAATAAGCGTCTATAGCAGTTTGTAATTCCTTTACAGACTTAAATTTAAGGGGTCTCCCTATTTTGTTATTTTCTTCTTTCATATTCAATCGCTAAAATGTTCTATGCGTATCAGGTTGCGGGTCTGCCTTCAAATCCTTTATATCTACCCGATTTTTCAAATCAATATCTTTTTGTTCCTGCAATACATTTTTCTTTCCGCAATGACTACAATAATATTCTTTTTCCATAATCAATCACTAAACCTGTAAAGCTTATATACGCAAAAAAGGGGCGTTCATACTCACATAACTAATTATGCAAATACAAACGCCCCTAGAAGCGTTCTAACAGTTTCGGTAGGATTTCCAAGAGCCGAATTAAAAGCTAGCCATGCACGGCTATACTCAACTGCTACTTTTTAATTTGTATGCGTGGCTCTTAATTGAGGACTTTCACCTCTTAATAACCACGCAAATTTTTAAAGAGCTATTTTAAAGTTGGTCGACCTTTCTTATCTATTCCAAATACTAAATTTTGTTTTATATTTTCAGTGCTAATAATATTAGTATGATTTAATCCTAAATTTTCAGCATTATCAAAGTCAAATTTTAAATAAGTTATTTTCCAATTTTCTATTAAAAGTTCAATAAGCAAAAATTTATCCTCTGATATTTTAATAGAAAAAACTTTTCTACTTTCAAAATCTTTATCTATATATTCTTC